CTGCAGATTCATTGACACCAGGATGACAGCTAGCATTGATCTCATTGTGGTGCCCGATAGTTGGGATTGGCTATGGCTGGACATTCTTTGTTGATCTCCGCTGAACTCTTGGCTGCCAGTTCTTGCTGGGTATGTGCCGCGCCTGATGCCAGTTCAAGACAGCGCATGGCATTGCGTGTGCCACGGTTCACCAGGCGTTCTACTAGTTCTGGTTTTTCACGAGCTAACTGACCAAAGTCTCGGGGATTGCCGCGTGCGTCCTGGCTGAATTTTTTTGTCAGTGTATCTACTTCACCGCGATAGCGTTCTGCTAGATTCTGTAGATCACGATTGGTCTGCTGTATGGCTGCGATGTCTTCCACCATTTGTTTTAGCAAATCTTTTTGTTCTTGGATGCCTTGTTCTAGTCTACGTGCATTTTCTTGGCTTTGCACCAAGTCGGCTTTGATGTTGGAAACATACCAAAGGCCTGCGGCTATGATAACAGCGATGATCAGTGCTACTATGGATCGGATTATGGCGCCGACAGGCAGCATCAAGGCCTCTCGTAGCTGGCCTGGGCACGTGACATGGCTGTGCGAGCAGCATCTGCTTGCTCCTGGCCTCGTGCTTCGGCGTCTCGTGTGCTGCCGCCGGGTTCTCCCGCAATATTTTTGATACGTTCTATTTTGGCTGGCTCTTCACCATAGGTGTCGATAAAATATTGTCCAAGACCTTCATCATACTGCCAGTCAATGACTTTGACTGTGCCGTCTTTCATGGTCACACGATATCTGGCTGGTCTGAACATACTTTCGGCCACACGTTGATCTGCTCTGAAATCTAGACCTGTGATTTTTTCTAAGGTGGCACGATACTGTGGATCCAATTTAACATGATGCTTATTGATCAATGCCAGTATGTTATTGGCCACCATGTTTGTCATCGAGCTAGCCCGACCTGTTCTATATCTCATTACCAGATAATCAATGATTTCTCGAGAAGCTTCCGTGGCATCATCGCTGGTTACAGGAAAATACTTTTTTAGGATATTAACATATTCCACTGGCCGAGAATCTGACTCTAACAGAGTCAATGCAGATCGTAAAAATTTACTTTCTGCTATATCAGCAGGTGAATTTATGCCACCTACAATTTCATTAAGTTTCATGCAATCAATCCGGGCTTGTACACAGTCTTGCCATTTTCTTTCATGGCAGTCAGTACCTGTTTCTTGAGATTGCCTTCCACATAGCTCACATGGACCCAACCTGAATCGGGCACACCGGGAGTGTAAAATTCCAATATCACTTGTGTAAATTCCAGATTGCTCACGATCCACTGTGCTAGATCGGCATTGGCCACTCCGGGAATCTCGATATCAGCGGCCTGGCCTTGGCAATGATCTGATGTTTTAGATCCACCCACGGCAGCATTAACATTGGGATGGCGGAAACCCGAATTCACTTTCACACCAGTTTTGTAGTGTTCGCGCACTGGTTGCAGAACTCGTTCTGCTAGCCTTTTGAGATTGGCGATTTCTGCATCGCCGGGAGTGTTGTCTAGATTGTGACGCAGTGCTGTTTCTGACTTGATCATTTCTGACAGTGTGAAATTTTCTGTGAGTTTCATATCTTGCTCCTTATCTTGTGATATGTGCCAGGTCTTGCCAGTTTTTTAAATCTCTGGCCACACGGCGATATATTGGTTTGATTGCTAGACCAGCGGCTTCGCGGATTTCATTGATATCGCCTTCTTTGTCACGATTGTATGCTGCCGGAGTCAATATCACGTTATTGGACACGGCTTTTTCACTGTAGGGATAAAGTTTTTTGCCCACACGTATTTTAAACTTGTCTGGATCAATGGCTGTGAGATTGGGCAGTTCGGTCATGACCTGATTGAAGTTTTTTACAAACTCTGGCGATCTGCGGAATTCAGCATAGACCAGATAACGATTGGGTTTGATTTCTCCCGGCGAGCGATCAGCATCCAGTATGAAGTCATAACCTTTTTCCAACCACACAACCAAATCGTCTGCGGCCTGGCTGTTGCGCAGATAAAAACTTACTACTATGACATCAGCATCATCGCCCATGCGGCTTTCGAATTCATCGATGTGTACAGTAGGCTTGACCAAGCCCATCATGTCATGATATTCCAAACCTTCATTTAACTGTGTCATAGTGCCGGCGCTCCTAGTCCACCCACGCCTGAGCCCTGTCCCGGAGGTGCGCCCAATGAGCCTGGTTGTGGCACACCAGGTGTTAGAGCATCCTGAGCAGATGGTCCTGTTTGATTCTGTTCTTTGTCTAGATCTTCTTCGTAGGCATCATCAAGATCCGCCAAATCCACACTTTGGTCTTCTAATTCTAGGCTACCAGTCTTGATGTCTTGCATGAGGTCCTTGGGCATGGTAATGCGCACCAGCCATATGTCTTTTTGAATCATACGGGCTTTGTGCGTGCCAGGACGGAAATCTCCAGGGTTTGTGATCTTTTCTGGGATCTTCATTTTGTCTTGTTTGTATTCCACTGTGCAGTCCAGGCTGGTTAGACGCAGTCCTGCTCTGGGATCGGGCATGAGTTTGTAAGGCCATAAGAATATGCAGGTCACTGTGTATCTGCTGACATCGGGACCTTCCACCAGTTCGCCAAAGCGCCAGTTTTTGTAACTGTAGATGTCTAGTTCATCCAGCACACGCTCAAAGTCCAGCAGCACAGCCATGCTGCCGTCTGAAGTGTAGATGCCTTTGATCACATCGGCTATCAGCCAGTAATCGTTGTCGCCAAAACCGTTTTCAAATACCTTGATGCCCATAGTGTATTATTTAGTGCTTTTGGGACCTAAGGGGATTTACTCGAGAGGGATTTGTTTGCGTGACAGCTTAATACTTAGCTGGTTTTTCCAGGGAGATATGTGCGGTTTAACTGGGGCCGCAGGTGATCTAAATAACATTGGTAGCGATAACACTTAGGAGAATCCACCTTGGCTCGCAACAAAAGAATAGCAGCACAAAAAGCAGCACGTTACACCGAACAACAAATGGCACCCAACACCATAAACTTCCGAGAAGCACAGCGAGTCAGGCACATAGAACTGGTGCCCAAGAGCCTCAATCAAGAAAATTACATATTAAAGTTACTGGATCCCAAACAACACATTGTGATAGCATATGGTCCTGCAGGCACAGGCAAAACTTACATAGCCATGCAGGCCGCAATAAAACAGTTGAAGATGGGCGCCATCGAGCGCATCGTCCTCACTAGACCAGCCGTGGGCGTAGAAGATGAAAAGCATGGATTCTTACCCGGGGATTTAAATTCAAAAATGGAACCCTGGACCAGACCACTTCTCGACGTGTTACGCGAATATTACAGCCCACGCGACATCGCAAAAATGCTAGAAGATCAGACTGTGGAGATATCCCCCCTGGCATTCATGCGCGGCCGTACCATGAAGTCAGCCTGGGTCGTTGCTGATGAAATGCAAAACGCCACTCCTGGTCAAATGAAGATGCTGCTGACTCGTATTGGCGTGGGATCTAAGATTGTTGTGACAGGAGACGTTGAGCAGGCCGACAGATCAACACGCGATAATGGCCTTCTAGACCTCGCAGAGAGGCTGAACGCTCAAGGAGTATATGGCCTAAGTATATGCAAGCTGGATCGCAGAGACTGCCAACGTCATTCTATCATTGATGGAATATTAAAGTTGTACGACTAAGAGGAGGTTCAATCATGAAATATCCCACCTCGTTTGATGATCTACAGGCGCATCCGCCTTAAAGCAGTGCCATGAGATCACTGTAGAACATCCGTGACGCTAGACGTCAATTCAGCCCGTTATACCCTAATGGGCTTTTTATTTTGTTACAGGGCCACCTTCTACCCAGGCATCGCAGGTGCGTTTGGCAGCACATTTGAATTTCAAGAATTTACAGTAGCCCAGATCGCCAGCATCTATGGTATCTTCGGCAGCAGAGCTGGGCTCTGATCCAATGCCTTGAGCGATGCAGTCCAACATATCTGGCGATATGTCAAAGGCCGCACAGTTGCCGCAGCGACTTTGTTTGACCGATTGGATATCATCTGTGTTCCATTTGTCGGCCAACTCCTGCCAGTATTGGTCATTGGGTTCATTGGGATTCAATGGACCATAGTGATATTCATCTATGGCTTTTTGTCTGTTGCGGAGATTGAGATCGATATCTTGGGTAGCCGGGGGACAGCCCTTTTCAATGGCTTCGATTATGTTGATGTAGTTTCTCATTTTATTCCTTGGTTGGAACATTTTTGGCCGCACCGCTGCGTTCGGCATCGGGATCTTGTCTGCGTTTACGAGCAGCAGCCGAAGCACGGCCTTTTTTGCCCAAGGCGTGTGCCTTGGCCTGTGGCAAGCATTTGGGCTTGCCTTCGCCTTTGCTGCCTCTAGCACAGTCTCCGCGTATCTTGCCATCGGGTCCAAATCTCACCCACTTTTCTTTAAACCATTTGCGTAGATCTTCTTCTAATTCCTGTTCCGACACAGGCACGCAGTTGGGCACCATGCGGTCGCCTTTTTTCTTCATGCCCTGTTGCTGATAACCTGTCCAGCAGGCTTCAAGTATTTCTTGATATCTCATTTTTTCTTACCACCGGTGCCCCAGTTGGCAGCACCTTTTTTGCGACACTGTACCAAGGCACCGGATGCATAGGCCGATGGCCATACCTTGTAGCGGCTGCGCACTTTATTATAGCAGGCATCTTTCTTGGCTTCTGATACAAATTCATGAGCACGCATTATTCTTTGCTCCTGGCAACAAAATATCCAGTGATTATGCCCACTATGCCTACCAAGGATTTTTCCAGCAGTTGTATCACTGCTGTGTCTGGTACTTTCATGTTTATTGCAGCAAGATGAAAATCATAGATCACTGAGCCGCCCAGGATTAGTAAAAATCCCACGACCAGGATCAGCAGTATGATATCTTTGGGTGTCCACATATGGCAAATCTCTTTGCCATATTTATGTGTTTTAAGCGGGCTCTTGATCCCAATCCTCTTGGGCAGGTTCCTGAGGATGATTGTGATCCAGCAGCATGGCAAAATACTGCTGATAATGCGGAGTATAAGTTTCGATCAGTTTGTTCCAGTCCCGGCCAGCATTGACTCCGTTCACATGGGCCTGCACTACCTGCAGCCGTTTGAAGTCCAAGATAACTGCAGATGACTGCAAATGGCTGGTTTTGATGCTGTTGCGAACTTCGCTGAGTTCATCTATGCGCCCATCGGCGCGTGTTACATATCGTACGATAAAGTATCTCATTTTTCTGTCAGTGTGATTAGTGTGGCTGCTAGATTGATTTCAGGGTCGGCTATGAATGCATGGTTGACCAGGCCATCGCGTATGGCCAAGACTGAATGATTGAATGCTTCATCGTCTTCGCCAAACAGTTCTATGTTGTCATACATCCAGGTATAGATGCTTTCATACTCACCAGCAGTGACATTGTTCAGTATGAGTTCTCTGGCCTGTTTATATTGCTGGCGCTTGAACAGTTCCACTGCCTGTGCCATGTAGTCGCCGGTGGCTGTGTCACTTGCGGGATTTTGTAGCACACCTCCAACTGAACCCAACTGCACAGCATTGATAGATTTGCGCAGGTCGGGATAGTGTGCTGTGACATAACTGTCCAAGGTATCCAGTTCAAACTTCACGCTTTCCGAGAGCAGGATGGTGGCGATCCTGGCAGTGAGTTCGGTTTTGTCCAAGTCACGGATATGGAATCCTTGGCAACGACTGTGCAGTGCAGGTATCACTTTGTTGGGATAGTTACAGGTCAAGATAAAACGTGCTGTGCTGGCATATTCTTCCAACAAGCCACGCAACATGGCTTGACTGGCCTGGCTTAGATAGTCTGCTTCATCCAACAGCACAACTTTGAATGCACCAAACGGCATGGTGCTCACAAAGTTCACCACCTTGTCACGCATGACTTCGATCTTGGTTTCGTTTGAAGCATTGATCTGCATGACATCATATTCGTTGACTTCTAACTGATTGATCAAAATTTTGGCCAGTGTGGTTTTGCCTGTGCCCGGTGATCCCGAAAACAGCAGGTGTGGTATGGCTCCATCTCGGATCCAGCCTTCCACCTGTGATTTTTGTGCTGCATCCATGAACACATAGTCGGCGGCTGTTGCGGGGCGATATTTTTCCACCCAGAGTCGATCAATCATAAGTTTCCTTTGGCAATATCTAGTACTTTAGCACTCAGTTGGGTCTGTGTCAATGACAATTGGTTATTGTTTGATGGTATTTTGTTGCGCTTCGGCCACACGCTTGCGAAGGCTAGAACTGCTAAAAGAGTGGTCGCGTTTGTTGAACACCAATTCAATGCCACGCTCGATACAGATCTTGCGACCAGTGAAGTCTTTGTCTTCGTACTCTACACCCAAGATCCTGACATCTATAGGCAAGGTCAGCAGGATGTCTTCCAAATCTTTTTCTGTTTGGTACACCACTATTTCATCCACGAATCTCGTGGCTGACAACTGTATCTGACGTTCCACTATGCTCTGCACCGGTGGATTTTTGCTGTCGGGTCTATCGATAGTGGGATCGGTCTGCAGGCCTGCTATGAGATAGTCACAGTGATTTTTGGCTTCGGCCAGCATGGCTATGTGGCCGGCGTGCAAGAGATCAAAGGTACTGAATGTTATACCTATCTTTTGTCCTGCGTCTTTTAATTCTCTCACTCGGTTGAATATCATTTGTTGTGTTGTTTTTTTAAAATGTGCAACATCCGTTGCTTTTCCCATTCTTCTTCGCCAGTGAATTTTGGCAAATTTTCATAGCGTTCATCTATAAAACACTTGATGTCATACAGATCTTTTTTGATATGGCTGGCGGTGAATCCGTCGTTGTAGGGACTGGCTATTTCGGCCATCATGCGACTGAGATCCAACCACACACGATTTTTATCCCAATCTATCTTATAGCCCATCTTTGGCAAAGTCGTTCACAGTGGTTTTCATATAGCGCCCATCTACAGCATCGCCCATGGTATCGTCCTGTGGCAGTTCATCGGCTACCAGCAGGATATCATTGGGATCAATGCGGCGTATGGTTCTAGTGCCTTGGTGATCTTCAATCTCCAGGCCTCTGGTCCAACGACCGTGTGCTATACACACATACTCTCCCACACGAACACTGGTCTGTTCAGGACCCACAGCATACACTCGGCCCCAGCGAGGACGTATGCCCGTGGCCTGTCCGTTGTCATTGGGCAGGATCAGGCCTCCGGTGGTGATGCGCTCACGGAATTCCATGTCAGTGACGATCACATGATCTCTCAAGGCACGCAGGCTGGAGATTTTTATAGGTTCAAATGCTAGAGTCATTGTTTTTTAGTTTCCTTGGTTTTTGCTATGGCTGCTGCCAGGCCTGTCACAGGTTTCGCAGGCTCCTCCTTGACGATTTCTACATCATCCTCGGCCACATCTTCAGGAAAGTCCACTGGCTCTTCTGGTACAGGTGCTGGCAATGGTTCTTTAGATTTAATGGCCTCTGCTGGCTTCTCTGCACGTGGCTTTTGTGCATTGGTTGGACGATTTTGTTTTTTCCCTTGTGTACTATATTGTTCAGCCAATTGCTGTTGCCTGGTTTTGACTACATTATTATTGCTGTCGATGATGTCTCCCCTGGCATTGACTTTTTGATTGCCGATAGCTCGGACATTTTCATTGGCCAATACCATTGAACCCATATCAATAGTTTTACCCATGGCTGTTCTATAAGTTTTGCTCATGATAGTTTTTCTCTCCTTTTATCGCAGAAATTCTGCGATATCTAAATCATACTCAAGACTATTTACACGATGTACACCCATGAGATAAAGAACAAAGCTGGCTACCGATGAGCCGCGGCCCACACCGTATATGATACGGTTGGCACGCATGACATCTACCAAGTATTTCAAGTAGCACAGCAAGGGAAAAAGATCTCGATCAAAATACATCAATAGTTCTTGTCCAGCACGCTGTCTTTCGGCATCGCAGGTGCAGAGATCCAAAACATATTGCGCGATATCCAATGTTCTATATTCTTCGGGCATGAGCCAGTGCTGTTGTGCCTGTTTATCCCAAAGATCTACAGGTACTGATATGTCAGTTGCTGTTTCAAATGTCAGGCCTAGATCTAAGCCATCTTGGCAAATAAAATCTACCAGCACATGACCTAGATCAAGATCGGGATTTCTTTTAAGTGCTTGGATCAGATCTGATTCACTGTATACGAATCTGCCTACTGCATCAACTTTCATTTTTGGTGAACTGTAGTATTTTGCTAACGGATTCAGATTTACCTTCATCGTCATCAAAGTGTAGATCTAGATCTCTCCAGGATTCCATGGGTTTGAGTTTAACTATTTTACCACCAACATCTGTGAAATTACAGTAGTTAGGTGAATTTTCCACCCACCAACCGGTATCGTGGTCCAGAGATCCCGTGCTTTCATTTTCGTTGTGTAGATAGTGTACCCACTGTCCTTGGTTAGAGGCGATGCCGACATCCGTGACGATCAATGCTGTTTCTGCAATGGTGTTGAGTTTGAGATATATGGCTATGCCCACTATCTGATCATAGCACTCATCGGGCAAGTCGATTACTCGGATGCCTTGGCTCTGCAGTGCTGAAATGCGATCCTTCTTAGAAGAATCTACCAACACTGCACCGTCTAACACGTGATCAAAAAAATGTCTCCAACGATCAATGGCTATGTTCTGTGCTAGGGAATCTACTGTGTTGGTATAAAACTCTAGGCTACAGGCCATTTCCTGTATGCAAAATTGATCGTTGAGAAAAATTCCTACATTGAAGGCATAACTCTTTTTCAGTCTTACATTCATGAAATATCAATCACAGTATTGTAGTTGTTGGTGTTGCCTGAGTTGTTGCCGTACTTGGCATCCAGTTTGGTTTGCAGTATCTGCTTGTGACTTTCAATGGCCATGAATATCTGATTGGCCATGTGATTGTTGCGTGCGGTCTGGGCGTACTTGACTCGTTGATAGAGCCCCGAAATAATTTTTTCCATTTCTTCTATGCTTTTATCAGCATAGGCGGCAGGATCAATAAACGGGTGCTCCATCATGGTCAGTGGCTTTACTTGGCCTTGGCTTCTTTACGTGCGTTTTTTTCTGCTGTGATTTCGTTGCGACGCAGTTTTATGGCCTTGGCTGCTTCGGCCAGGGCCTTACGAGCACGGGTACCTGCAGCCGAGTTACCGGATTCAAATTTGGCATCTTCTGCTTCCCAGGCTTTGACAGCGTCAAGAATGGCTTGTTTGGTTGACATATGTAATTCTCCTTTACAGTATTAGTTAGCATTATAAATCACCTGGCTGACGATTTTCTGAGTACCATGCTTGGAATTCGCCACCAGGATAACGGTTCTTGAGTTTTTCAATATTTTCAGCTATGACATCATTGGGGTTGAGGTTGAGTGCTCGGCAGGCATTGACCCAGTACCACATGATATCACCTAATTCGCGTTTCATGTGATATAGATTCACTTCATCCAGGTTCTTGCCTTGGAAAAAGATCTTCTTGGGGATTTCACAAAATTCGCCAGATTCTGCTGCCAGTCCCAAACAGGCTGTGAGCAGCAGCGAAACGTTCACATCTGGGCCGTGTCTGGGACCGGTGTCATCAAATGTTTCATAGTTGCCATCCACACGATCCAGTCGGTTCATGAAAGTGGTCAAATCATTGGATTCGGCGCTGGTCACTTGCCGTACAAATTCTGAATACTTGTCAAGATCAATCTGCATAGAGAAACTCCTTTGTCACAGTATAGCATCTGCAGCAAAGGAGTCAAGAGATTTTGGATCTTTAGATCACTAAACGGTTTAAGGAATATTCCAGGAAGTGCTGCCGGTTATGGTGTGGCGCACATACGCTCCGGGATTGTCAGTGATCACCGGCCCAGCTGGGCTAAATGACCCGCGTTGGGTACCACCTGGATATTGTAGCACTACCACACCCGATCCACCGGATCCACCTAATCCTCCCCCTGTGTTCACGGAAGGTCGGGTAGCCGCGGGGCTGGGCCCAGGACCTCGGCTATTACCTGATCCACCTCCACCTCCACCGGTGTTGGCTGTACCTGAGGTGGCTGGCGCACTCAGTCTATCTGATAAGTTGGTAGGAGTTGAACCAAAAAGTGCCCCGGAACCGCCCGCTCCGCCACCACCTAATCCGCCGGCACCTCCTTGGTAGCCTTGGCGAGTGGGCGCGGCACCGCCTCCGCCACCTCCACCACCGTAATAGGAGCCGGTCAAAGGAGAAAAGAAACCACGTCCACCAAAACCGCCTTCGTTGACAAATGACGGCGGATTATAACGACCGCCCCCGCCTGCTCCCGGCCTAGGCGATGTTGTATTACTTGCACCTCCGCCACCCCCACCGCTGGTCATTGGAAGCCAATACCAACTGGTTGGTTGGCTTGGAGGAAAAGAACTTATTTGAACTCTTGGAGCTACCCCACCTGGGCCACCGGGATTTCCACCAGGTGCACCGATGCGCGAATTTCCTGCTACAGAATTACTTGCTGGATAGGTCGGGCTGCGTATTGTAGCAGGCCAGAATTGAGGCGTAGGCGGCCTTTGTATTGATGACGAAACTCCGCCACCCCCGCCGCTACTTGTTGGAATGAACTGGGGTTGGTTAATTGCTCCTGGAATGCCTTTGCTGGTATTAGAACTTAAAGTTCCATTGGTTCCCCAACCACGACCACCTCCTCCTCCTCCGCCATAAGCAACCAATGATGTGCCAACAAAAGTATTTGACCCCGGAGATCCGTCGGTTAAAAGAGCAGGCGAGGCCGGATCAGATGTTTGTGAACCGCCCAAGCCACCAGCACCAATGGTTATGGCCACCGATCCCGGACCAGCAAAATTTAACACACCTGTGACAACTCCACCACCACCACCACCACCGCCCCCGCGCTGGCCACCACCACCACCGCCACCAACCATTAGATAAGTGACATCTGCAGGACTAGGACTAGGACTAGGACTAGGCGAAGGTGGAGCCGGTACAGGCTCCCCGCCGATGAATATCGAAGTACCTTTAATTTTTACCTTGTTTAATTTCATATTCGTTTATGATATACTTGTGACAGTGAAAGTACCAGGTGATGTAAAGGTATGATACGTATAACCGCCTGCACTGGTAATTGTTCCATCTGTGGCTTTGGTACTACCAGGGTATCTAACTATCACTGTACCCGAACCCCCAGACGCACCCGAAGTGGGCGTAGTACCAATTCCGCCACCGCCACCACCGCCACCAGCGCCATCATAGGCTCCACCGCCGGCAACCACAATATAATCTATTGCAAGATGTGGTTCGTCTATGTTGGTGACGTTGAAATTTACTAGATTCATTCCTTGGATAATCATATGCCTATTCTATAATATACCTTATTTATTGCTTATAAACCCAGGGAAGATTTGTAGGAAAATCTGCCCTAGCCAATATGGCAAGGCAGATTGTTTCGTTGTGATACTGCGGTGTTGCCTACTCTAGGCCCATCTCGCGGCGTATTTTTGTGGCCGAAATAGCGTGTGTGGCTTCGTCGAATGACTCTTGCTCGATTCGATAGCCTACATCACGTCCGTAGGTGATGTTCACTATGTTGGGCACCAGGATGATTTCGTACTGTCCTTGATAAACAGGATCTAGATCACGGCGTATAAGTGATTTGACCTGCTCGGCAGCAAAAGGATTGGAGCCTTGCCAGCCCTGGCAGTCACGGATCATGATTGCAACCTGACCGGTCTTGGCTATGGCACGCTCAAACAAGGCCCTATGGCCCGCATGCCAAGGCTGCCAGCGACCCAGCATCTGCACAGTTTCTCGCTGCCAGTCGAACGTGGGCCTGCGACGGTTTTCCAAGATATGGCTGCCCACGAACTCTGCCCACTTTTCTGCTGCCTGTTCAGTGATGCGGAAGTCGTAGACTTCGGGTGGGGTGAAAACTTTGTTGGTGTCTTCAAAGCGACCTTTTTCAATGGTGTCAATCCATATGGTCCAATCGGCCTTGAAGTTGTTGCGCATCTCGGGCAAGGGTGCCACGAAATCCACTATCACAAAATCATTCAAGAATGAATCTGCTAACTCGCGCATACGCAGACTCTGGCGTATGCGTCCTTCGTGTGAGAAATCCCAGTCATTGTATTTTTTGCGCACATCGTCCGCGTTAATCCATTTGACCTGCGCACGGCTAGCACTGATGTTTTCAGCGTCGGTGTGATACAGATCGCTGTGTTGTTCCAAATAAGTTTTGAGTCGTTCAGCAAAGTAGGTCTTGCCCGCACCGGGCAAGCCCATGATCAAGATTCTCTGTGCCATGTTGAGTTGGGTTGATTAGTTTACGATTTGACCTGCAGAGTCTGCAGTTTGATCATTGGCTGCATCTGTTGCTTCTGCTGGAGCCTGCTCAGGGATCTGAGGACGCACCTGCTCAATGATGTCACGGATCACTGGGCCAAAGCCAGTTTTGATCGGCAGTTCATTGAGTGCTGTCAAGATAGCATTCAGTTGATCTACGGTTAATTTTACGGTTACTTCCATGGACTTCTCCTTGTGGTATAATACTGTACTTAGTTAGATAAAAGTAGGTCCCGAATCTTTTGCGTCATCGATCACTTCGCCGAAGAAAGTCTGTTTGGGCCGAGTGCTGTTACGTGGATGATCTAGATTCTCTTCGTTCAATGGCACATCATCTATTTCACGCCAGAATTCTTGGCCGGCCACTGCATCTAATATTTCTTTAGGCAGCACATCTTCGGGATAACTGGCAGTGGATTTCAGCACTTTTCTCACAGCGTGCATGTCTTCAAAGCCATAAACATCTGCATCATTTTCCTGATGTATGTTCACTAGATTTTCAAAGTCATGCTCATAGTATGTTTCACCCAAGAAGTCATAAACTTTTTGCATGGTCTCCCTAGGATCAGTGACCAAATCTCGATATTCGATAAAGTGTATGTTGGCACGATATCCTTCGGCAAGGGCTTTTTTCAAGCCATCAAAGGACTGGCCCAAGATGCCAGGACCGGCTATGGCCCTGCAGCGATTCTCGTCATTGAGGGCTATGCCCGATCGTATCAGCATCTGATCCACAAAGTTTATGCGCTCGTTTACTATGTGCGGATTGCGATGTATCATGGATATAAAAGACGCCAAGATCTCTGCCACATCACGCACAGGGTACAGCACTTTAGGATGCTCAATACCAAAGTATCCAGGAATGTAGTTCATGCGATTGACCCAACTGCGATTCTTTTCAAACACCACAGGTCGGTCTGTGTCAGCATAATACTGATCTATCACAGAAGCGATAAGTTTTTGTCCAAAATCATATTTGGGAAATGCCAAAAACAACTCGTCTTGGTTCAGTGCTTCTTCCAACAGCAGCATGGTTGGCACCACTGGTGAACTGGGTCCTGAATAAAATCTGGGATTCTGATTCAGTATGGCCGACAGCATGGTGCTGCCACTGCGTGGCAGGCCCGACATAAAATAATACTTTTTCTTGGTCATGATTGTCCTTGTAATTGGTCGGTGGCTGCGATAATTTCTTCAACATTGAAGATCTCTTGATCTTCAGTAAAGGGATACTCGCCTTCGTTGCCGTTGAAGTCAAAGTCAAACAAGTAACTGTGCGGCAGTTTGAATTCGTAGGGTATCTTGGTGCAGATGTTGGTGTGCAGGTCATAGCCAAACACCTTGGGACTGGTGCCATTCCACAACACCACAGAAGGCCGTCTCAGTGCTGCCGCTGTGTGTTGCAAACAACTGTCAATCAGGATGTTTTTTTGGCTGTGCAGCAACAGGCTAAACAGTTCCATGGTGCTGAGGAATTTCTGTGGGGTAGCAAACACATGGTGAGCACCCTTGAGTTTGGGTGAGTTTATTTTGGTCACTTGATAAATGGTGTAGTCTTTGCGATAGTGATCTACCAGAGCCTGTCCTATGTTTTCCGGCATGTCTCGGGTCCAGGAATAGGCCTTGGCGTCAGTGGTCATCATTCCACCATTGGTATGCAGTACCATGATGGGTTTGGTGCCGCGTATCCAATACTTCCTGCTGAGATCCTGTTGCAACTTGTTGAGTTTGACCACAGGAGTTTCGCCTTTGTATTCTATGCCATACATCTTGCACCAGGTCTGTACCAATGGTAATTTTTGGTGTATATGATCTGTGGTAAAGTAAGGTTCATGATGGAATATCAGAGAATCTTGATCTTTGATGTAATTTTGATAAAAGTAACTTGTACCACCAATGGTGTACACACGGTCTACAAAATCTAGATTGGTAAACACATCGGGATAGGCGCACACCACTATGAGCTTGCGATCTGGATGATTGTTCTTGATGGTACGGGCCACGGCTGTGGCTGCCACGTGTTTGCCTAAACCACCTTGTACATGGAAAATGCTGTATTTCATTTGAGTCCTTGTGTATGTCTTTCCAACACAGTAAAGCCATTGTTGTTAGTTTTATGTATGCGGAAGCGCCAGTGCGGATTTTTTATTAGGAATTCAATTATGGCAGTGAGCAGGCCTTGGCGATCACGACCATCTTCGCCGCACAGGCCAAAGGTGTAAGTGTCATGGAATGCTATGTATCGTCGGGCCTTGTTGCCATGCAAGGCCAATTCTTTCTGTAACTGTTCGTAGGTATGCAAGGTGTCAATAAACAGCAAATCCATGGGTTCGACTTCTATATCCAGCACATTGGCTTTGATATATTGAACAGACTTTCCCTGTGCCTGGGCTTTGAGGAATAGTTCGCGCACCTTAGGATGCAACTCAATATCAAAACTCAACAATTCAACATCGCTGGCCAAGAATGCACGAGTACTCACGCCGGTCCTGACTCCAAACTCCACCACTGTCTTGCACTCTTGGGCCAACTCGTATAGTATGTGTACATTTTCATTGATGTCGCTCACATTGGTACGAGCCCAGTGATATTCCTGATCGAATACCGTGGCATTTGTGTTATTGAGCTTTTTTGCCAGCCGCTGCCTACTGTACATATTAATCATGTTCTGGGGAATATCCCAGTTTTTGCTGTTTTTAAAATGTCCGTAGGCCAAGAGATTTTTACTGTCTAGTTCTATGCGGCAGTTGATCTCACTGTCGGGATCATTGAACTTGGTCAGCGTTTCTGAGATGGTGCCTTTTATGCGGTTGCTGTTGATGGCAAACACACGTTTGGCTCGTTGTGCAAAATAGTCGTCACCGTACCATACCTGATACAAACTGGGAATCTCTTGATAAGATTGTTTCATCATGAACATACAGATACCAAATGCCCAGGCCTGGCCACCAATGGGCTTGGTGTCATCGTAATTTAATCTAACAATTTCTTCTGCTGTGTCAATGACATCGTCTATGCGATAATTGTTTTGTCTGCCGCGTAGATTCACACCAATGAGATCGCCGGCTTGAAATGGAAAATCGCTGACCATGTCAATCACGTCGGCTGATACAACAATGTCATCGTTTATGATGCCCAGGACATGTGACTGAGCCCGATAGTAACCTTCGTTCCAGGCAGGGTTCACAAAGATATTTTTATTGTATGATACTAACTCTACTTTCACATGGTTCAGCACGGACCATTGGGGTCTAGATTTACGATTGTTATCAATCACTATGATCTTGGCTATTTTGTCGTGATTGGCGTAGATTTCTAGCGCCTGATCAAAGTCCTTGACCATCCACATGGTGGGAATCACTACATCTATCATAGTTTTTTGTCTTGTTTGAAATCGCCTTTGTACACTTTGTTGCCAATGTGAGAAACTGTGTAGTGTGGATTGACCCAGATATCATAGCCCAGTTCCAATATCTTTCGGCTGAGCGTGATATCTTCTCCAACAAATCCACCATTCAATGAACTGTATTCGCAGATGTTGCGCAATTTTTTGCCACGGAATTCTAGTTCTGGATTGCTGGTCCAAAGATCCTCAACTACTTTGCGAGACATTTTGAGAAAACCAGTGCCGGTTTTTTGTACTTTGAAATAACCATCTGCGGGATCTTTTTCCATGTTTTGTGGGATCCAGATGTTGTAGGTCAAGGGTTCTTTGTCGCCTTTGTTGACTACTGGTACTGTGATCACATCCTTGTTGGACTTGACAATGTCAATCAAAACCTGCGCGGTCCAGTACTCATCATCGTCGATGAATACCATGGCGTCATAACCATCTTTGTAGGCAAGATTAAACAGTTCATTCCTGGCCATGGGCAAGATGCTTTCGTTGGCCAAAAATATGCAGCGTATGTCAATGTTGTGCGCCAGGCCCAGTTTGATTGATTCGCAGAGACTATGCACAAAATAGGCATCTACCTTTTGATCCAGGCAGGGAGTTGCTACCAAAACTCGTTTTGTTGTTTTTTCCATAAAAAAAGGATCCTTGGGATCCTGGTATACGACCCAGGGTTAATATTATGTATCAACCCTGGGCGCGAGTGGAAAAATTATTGGCTTTCTAGTGCTGCTATGCGTGCCTTGAGACTTTCAATTTCTGTGGAAAGTTCATTCACAGCATTGACCAATATGGGAACCATGTAATCACTGGTGATCTGCAGTTTGTCGGGATTGTCTGCAGATACCACCACTGGTGAATCGCCTTCTGCGGCCAGGACGTTTTGAGCACTGAATCCATAGCGTCGTTTGCCATCGGGATCAGTGATACAGCCTGACTCGCGATCTTTGAAACTATACTCAATGGGTTCGATGCTTTGCAGGAAACCTCGGCCATGTGGCACACGACCATAGATACATTTGTCTCTGCAGTCTGACACAGCAGTCCACGCAATCTGTATCTGAGCACAGGTATGCGCATTGTTACCCATGATGATACGATTACATTCTGTGGTGATGTTGGCCAAACCAACCGAAGTCAAACCTGTATTACAACCTATGAGAATGTTATTGCAACCAAAGGAATTGTTACAGCCAGCGTTGGGCCCTATAAAAATGTTATAGCCACCTGATGTATTAAGCTGTCCAGCATATCTACCAATGAATACCGAATTGCAACCAAATGTGGTTTTGAAGCCAGCCTTCATACCAATAAAGGTATTGTAGCATCCGCTGACATTGCATTTTCCAGCGCAGAATCCCAGGTAAGAATTGTATCGACCGAATGTATTACACTGACCGGCCTGGAATCCAATAAAGAGGTTATGGGTACCGGAGACGTTGGCACAGCCAGCCATGTGTCCAATAAAATGATTTCCGTTACCGGTGGTGTTACAATTGCCAGCTTGGAAGCCCAGAAACACATTATAACTTCCGGTGGAGTTTTTGCGGCCAGCGCCACTACCAATAAAGATGCCAGTGCCAGTGGTATTGCATACTCCAGCAAGACATCCAATAAAAATATTATCATAACCTTGATTATTTTGACCGGCCTGGGTACCCAGCATGACGGTATATGAGCCGGTATTATATTCACCTGCTCGCTGTCCTATGTTTACATTACATTTAGAATAATTGCCAGCAGCCATCGAACCGCCGCCGGCATATTGGCCAATACTGATGTTTACCGTTGTATAGCAACGTCCTGCGAATTTTCCAATGGCAATTGTTCCGCCTGCGTACTGACCCCTAAATGCTGCGCAGTGACCTGCTGCAAAAAGATCAACACTTTGATTACATTTACCAGCACAAAAACCAAAAATAATGTTATGGCTACCACAAAGTCCATTCATACCACTGCAGCAGAAGAACAGATTACAGGTACCAGCACAATATGTTATGGGTCCTGCACCTGCTGCTGCACCATTCACAAACAATCCAGAAGCTGTGACACAAAGTCTTGCTGTACCTGACCCATTGTCGCCAATGATTACAGTATTGGAGAGGCCGGCTGTTCCCGCCAAACTTGTACCAGCACCAATGATCACATTGCACACACCAGTGGTTACTGCGCACCCTGCATTGCAACCAATAAAGGTATTTTTAACGCCAGTGGTGTTGCCGTAGCCAGCACATCTGCCAGCGAAGAAGTTGTATGTACCAATGCTATTACAAAAACCTGCGGACCTGCCAAGGATAGTATTATCACTGCCGCTGGTACTGTTATAACCAGCACACTGACCAGCCACAAAGTTGTGAGTACCGGTACCGTTACAGTAACCAGCCATTCTGCCCATAAAAATATTATAACCACCTGTGGTAGTAAAATTCCCAGCGCAGTTACCAACCATAAAGTTATGACTGGCAGAGGTTTGGCAACGTCCCGCATAATAGCCCAATATTGTGTTATAACTACCGGTATTTCTTAATCCTGCTTGTAGCCCCACAAAGAAATTGCCGCTGGCTGTGGTATTATAAAAACCGGCGCAGTGGCCAAGGAAAACGTTAAAGCTACCAAAGGTGTTGCAAAAACCTGCAGACATACCAATAAAGTTATTGCCGCGTCCGGTGGTGTGATTAGCACCTGCATTACAACCAATAAACGTATTGCATCTTCCGGTGGTGTTGCAGCAGCCGGCATTGCGTCCTATAAAGACATTGTGACATCCAGCTGTATTGCGGAAACCAGCACATGCACCGGCAAAGAAGTTGAACTCGCCATAATAACCACCAGCAAAGCCATTGCAGGTACCTGCACAAAAACCTGCAAAAAAGTTGTTGTTGCCACTACCACCATTGCCCGAAATACAGCTGGTGATGTTTCTTGTGCCACAGGCCACAAATACACTGCTTCCGCCTACAGCGGAACCGTTTACAAACAATCCCGAAGCCGTTACGCACAATCTTGCTGTGCCTGACCCATTGTCACCAATGATCACTGTGTTGCTCAACCCAGCTGAGCCTGCCAATGCTGCACCTGTACCTATGATTACGTTACATATACCTGTGGTTACTGAGCAGCCTGCATCTACTCCTGCCATAACGTTGCAACTACCGCTGTTTAGAAAATAACCTGCACCACCGCCTATAAGTACATTCCTTGTTCCAAACGATACATATCGTCCAGCGGCGCCACCGATTAATGTATTAACATCACCCGAAGTTATACTACAACCTGCGCAGGCTCCAATGACTATGTTATAGGAACCGCTGGCATTTGCTGCACCTCTACCAGCAGTGTCACCAATAAAGATATTTCGACAACCACGAACATGATTACATCCAGAATACCTACCAACATAGAGGTTATAGTTGCCAGAGACATTACATTGGCCTGCACAACTGCCCAGGAATATATCATGCGTTCCGAATTCGTTACTACGACCAGCAAACTGGCCAACAAAGATGTTATGACTTGTAATTGTGGTAAAGCCAGCACATTGACCAGCGAAGAAATTATGATTTCCACTGCAATTGCCGGCGCCCGCACAGTTGCCAAAAACTATGTTGTTTGCACCAGTAATATTTTTACATCCCGCACAGGCGCCTATAAAGACATTGTCTGCGCCAGTGGTGTTGGCTGAACCCGCACACTGCCCTGCAAAGAAATTGTCTGTGCCAGTGCCGCCATTGCCCGAGATGCAGCTCACGATATTGCGTGTGCCACAAACCAACATGGCACCACCGCCACCGCCCACCAATGTGCCATTCACATACAGGCCAGTGGCGTTGGCGCACAATCTCGTGGTTCCACCTGCGGAAATGACCACAGTACAGCAAAGACCTGCGCTACCTGCATAATTACCAATTATAGTGTTCTCAAATCCCGATACTACCGAACATCCAGCACCCAAGCCAATAAAGATATTGCAAGCACCAGTGGTGTTGCGTCGACCTGCATATGCTCCGATAAATTGATTGTTGCTGCCAATGGTGTTGCAATAACCGGCGCCTCTTCCAATAAAGGTGTTGCAAACACCAGTGGTGGTGTATCGACCTGTACTGCAACCCACAAAGAAGTTGTGACAACTGGCACTGGCAACCAAGCAGCCGGCATATTTTCCAATGAATGTATTGTATTGGCCTGCGGTGCCGTTGCTGCCACCACCATAGATAACTGTTCCAGAGGAATTGAAAGGCGAGGATAACTGTGATCCATTCACATATAATCCAGTGTCGTTGATGCACAACCTTGGAAAGCCGTTGGTCCTTTCGCCGATCATTACTATGTTCTGCATGCCTGCTGTGCCAACTAAGCAACTGGCAGCAGACCCAATTATGACATTACATACACCTGTTGTTACAGCACAGCCAGCATTGCAACCAATGAATATATTTTTAGCACCAGTGCTGTTACAACAACCTGCATTGGCACCAACGAAGATGTTGTTGGTTCCAATCGTGGTCGCAAATCCAGCATAACGACCAATGGCGATGTTACAACTGCCAGAGGTATTTGCGCGGCCAGCACTGACTCCAACAAAAAAGTTGTGGCAGCCAAAGGTATTGAAGATGCCAGCAGCACGACCAATCATGGTGTTGTATGTGCCACTGGTGGTGGACTGACCTGCATAGGCTCCAGCGAAGAAATTGTTGGTACCAGTGGTAATAAAAGAAGCAGCATAACTACCAATAGCTATGTTATGGACACCGGTGGTAATGCAACGTCCACTGTTTTGACCTATTAAGACATTGTTTGAGCCAATGGTGTTGCAGCAGCCGGCATTGCGACCAATAAACGTATTAAAGGTGCCGGTGGTGGTGTTGCGACCAGCACATGCACCGGCAAAAAAGTTATCTGTGCCAGCTGTGCCCAGTCTGCCGGCATCTTTGCCGATATAGATGTTATTTGTACCAGTGAGATTACAAAAGCCAGCATATTGTCCAAGAAATACGTTGCATGATCCAAAGGTGTTTCTGGCACCAGTACACTCTCCAATGAATACGTTTCTTTGTCCGCTAGCATTGCCAAAGCCTGAATCTTTGCCAATAAAGACATTGTAACTGCCAGTGATATTGCAACGTCCAGCCTGGCGACCAATGTAAACGTTGTATTGGCCAATGGTATTCTGGCAACCAGCTAGTGGTCCAATGAATACATTCTCTTTGCCGGTGGTAGTAGAAAACCCAGCGCAGCCTCCAATAAAAGTATTACAACTACCAACAGTGTTATTTCTACCGGCATACAGTCCGATAAAAGTATTTTGACTTCCTGTGTTATTTAGACAGCCAGCGCGGAATCCAATAAATGTGTTATAGCAACCAGTGCTGATGGCACGTCCGGCGTCTCTACCAATAGATATGTTATCTTTTGCGCCAACGCAGTTCTCTGCGCCTGCCCCGGCATAGGTTCCAATACCGATATTATTGCAAAATCCTGCTGCGAATCTGCCTGCGGCATATCCAATAAAGACATTGCATGAACCGGTGGTATTGCACTGACCTGCAAAAGCACCTATCATATTGTTGTAACTACCAGTACTTAAATTAAATCCAGCAGCCCAACCCAAGGCATTGTTATTATTGCCAGTGGTGTTGCACATACCTGCGCAATGACCAGCAAAGAAATTTCTACTGCCAATGGTGTTGCATTGACCAGCATACTGTCCAATAAAGATATTGCGACTGCCAGTGGTGTTGAATCGACCAGCATATTGGCCCAGGAACGTGTTATAGCAACCTGTTGTGGTGCGACCACCAGCCGCGCGGCCGATCATGAGATTGTGACTACCAATGGTCAAGCAAGCACCAGCGTTGGGACTGATCACAGTGTTGTATGTGCCAGTGGTTAGGGCTGCACCGGCACCGTTGCCAGCAAAAAAGTTGCTGCCAGATTTATTGTAATTGGTTACATTACATAAATTTCTGCTGTCATCTACTACTGTGGTTCCTGCGACTTTGATAGCCATCTTCGTTGTCCTTAACTAGGCTTTGTATTTTTCAACTGATCAATCTGTTGCTGCTGTTCTTTGATGGCCTCGATCAGTATGGCTATCAAAGGCAGATAAGACACTGTCAATCCGCGTTCTTCTGAGTGTACCAACTCGGGTAACACTTGGATTAAATCTTGGGCTATGATACCATAGCTCTTGTTACCAGTTTCTTTCCACTTGAAACTCACGCCCTGTATGCTATTTATTTTGCTCAAGGCCGATTTGATGTTCTTGACATTTTTCTTGAAATTACGGTCTGAAGAAGTGTTGACATCCGTGGCTGTGAGTGTGCCTGAACTGGGGTTGAATGTGAGTTTGGTTGACGATATGGTGGCAGTGGTCAGCGAGCCCGAAGTGGCAGTGGCAAACACCGGATAGTAGTTGCTGTTGGTTGTGGTATCATCGGCTATGGTGGCGCCACCGCTGGAAATGCCTGTGAGCTGGCTGCCGTTGCCCAGTAGATATGAACCAGAAATGTTGCCCGAAGCGTTGATATTGCCAGTGACTGTCAAGATATTGGCAATATTAGCACCGTGGCTGAGTGCCATGGTGTTGCTGGTACTGTTGTAGAAGAATGTGATGTTGCCACCAGAGGAGATATTGCCAATCTGTAGGCCGGCACCGTTAAGATCTGACAAAGTGGCATTAGCATTGGCAGCAACGATGATGTCTTTGTCTGCTAAGAATATATTTGCAACATTGATTTCAGTTGTGGTACCTTCAACCCGCAGGTTACCTAGTATTACTGCATTATGGGTAACCTGAAGATTACCAGCATTGACATTTGCAGAAACATTAAGATACTGACCGCTTACATTACCAAGAGCATTCACGTTGCCAGGATTGACGTTGCCGGCAAGATTTATATCAGTTAATACTTGCCCTGTGAGATTGACGTCTTTGACATCCAACAGTGTGCCAACATTAAGATTATCAGTTGTTATAAGAGAAGTTACTGCAATATTACCAGCGGCGATATTACCTGTAGTAACAATATTGCTGGTCAATGAACCACTGGCCAAGTAGTTGGCTACTATTGCGTTGCTATAACCTGCGGGTAGACCTGTTATAAATGCACCGTTGCCCAATAGATATGCAGCTGTTAGGTTACCTGTGGTACTGAAGCCACCAGCGGTAATGTTGGCGCTGGCTGTGACCGTGCCCGATCCATCCAGTTCCACTGTGGTGACTGCATCACCTCTTTTTACTCTTATCACTCCGCCCGTGCCACCCGAGAATGAATCTAAGGATGTGACATTTGCCGCGCCACCTATGATAGCTCCGCTGGTGATTAGGTTGCCACCAGTGATATTGCCCGAGGTGTCAATGTTGCCTGTAAGGGTGGTACCTTCGGTGACCACTGTGTTGCCTGCAACTGTCAATTGTCCGTCTGCAATGCCCACCGATACGCCACCAATATAAATTGTGTTGTTGGACACATACAAACTGCGCCATTGCAGTGTGTTAGAGCCAAGATCTGTGGTAGCATTGGATTGTGGTAAAACGTAAGCGGCAGTGATGTTGGCAGTGGTGATGATGTTGCCGGTCAATGAAACCAAATTGCCGGTATATGTGGGCAGGTATGCAGCCACATTTGAGTTGCTGTAGGTGCTGCCGCTCACAATGCCAGTCAAGAAAGCACCGTTGCCTAATATATATGTTCCCGAAATGTTACCGCTGCTGGTAATATTGCCTGTGGCAGTAATTACCCCAGTGACAGCGATGTTACCCGAATTGGCTATGCCACTTTGGCTTAGGTCAAGCAAACTTCCCACAGGGATTTCTTGAATCTGTGAACTAGTAGTGTTAGCGATCAGTGGAAAATAATTGGCCATTTGTATGTCTTTTTAATATTTATGCACTTATTGGTATGTTGATAGTTCCCGAACGTCCGTATACCACTAGATAACCGGATATGATGGCAAAGTTTACAAGCCCCATACTTCTTGTCAATACTTGTAGGTTGCCGCCGCTGCTGGCATTGATGCCAGTAAGTTGGCTGCCGTTACCAAATAGATAACTAGCGGTAATATTGGCGCTGGTAATGATGTTGCCCGTGGCGCCCAGTGTGGTGAAATTGCCAGCAGCCGGGGTGGCATTGCCGATAATAATGCCATTGATAGCACCAGTAGAAGCCAATTGCCAGCCTTGGCCGTTGAAAACCCAGGTTTTGTTATTAAACGTGTAGTAGTCGTTGACACTGGGGTTCGAGGGAAAATCAATAGTGGCCATATAATTTGTTCAGGAATATCCTATGTTATATTTATTATCACAACACCAAAGGTATCTCGCGTGATTATGCTGAGATCCATTGCGTTCAAGCAGAACTAACCTGGAAAGTGCCCGATGAGGTAAAAGTATGCACTGTGTTGCCGCCCACTGTGGATACGGTACCACCGGTGGCCTTTTGCGAGCCAACATAACTGAAGATCACTATGCCCGGACCACCTGTTCCCGCTGCTGCAGGAGAGCCACCCAAGCCACCACCACCTCCGCCCCCGGTGTTGACATTGCCCGGAGTTGACGCAAATGCAGGTGCCAATCCACCAGCGCATCCGCCTTTGCCACCACCGCCTAGTCCGCCTGATGAAAATGAAAAAAGTTGTGTAGGAAGTTGGGTAGCGGCACCTCCGCCACCACCACCTCCGTAGTAAGTTGATGTGCCGGTGATACTGCTGGTAGATCCAGCACCACCTGGGCCACCCAGACGGGCGCCGGTGGTAGCGGGCGATGCTGTACCAGCCGAACCCGCTGCGCCGATGGGTCCTCCTCCTCCGCCTCCGCCGCCAGCTCCATCAGTGTTGGGCAAAAATCGTTGTCCAGCACCGCCGGGGCCACCAAACGTGCCAGTACCAACGGTAGCATCTGCGTTGTAACCGCCTTGCCCGCCGCCACCTGCTCCCGGTGTGGCCGCTGTAGCTCCAGCAAATGAACTGGCACCACCGCCACCACCGCCCAAAGAACTCACTGTGACACCGCTACCTGTGATATCAGTGTTGGCTCCGCGTGTGCTGGCGCCGCCACCTCCGCCAACTGTGACCACATAAGGTCCCGTGGACACAGTGGTCACACCTTCTAGCACACGGCCTCCGCCACCTCCGCCACCTTGGTCATCGCCGCCACCGCCACCTGCACCTACCGCGAGATATCGTACAGTAAAACTCTGTGGAAAGTACTGGTTGTAAAGCGTGGTATTACTAATGGTTATGCCAGTGAATAACATAATTTTCCTATACGGTAGAGGTCAGTGTAAATGTACCAGGTGCTGTGAATGTATGATATGTATAGCCACCTGAACTGGTAATGACACCACCTGTACCCTTGGTTCCGCCCTCGTATCTAACTATGACTGTGCCGGGTCCTCCTGTGCCACCTGCATTGGGTGAAGTGCCTGTTCCGCCAGCACCACCTCCACCACCGCCACGACCGGGTGTGGCTGCAACCACACCACCACCGCTGCTGCCCCCGGTACCGGCACCTGATGTGGGTGTACCTCCCCCGATGCCACCTGAACCCGCGGAAGATCCTCCCCCACCGCCAGCACCATAGATCACACCATCTACCCAGGTATAGCCTGCGCCACCGTCGCCGCCAGGGCCTGTGCCGCTGCCGCCCACACCTGGAGATCCTGCACCACCAGCACCACCGCCACCGCCACCGCCGTTACGAGCACTGACTGCTCCGGGATTGCCCTGTGGGGGACTTGTGGGTGGTGTGTTGCCTGAGCCGGCTGTTTGACTGGCATAAGCACTACCAGCACCGGCACCACCGCCCGATGCTCCCGATGTGCCTGAACTGTTTTGGCTGCCACCACCGCCACCACCGGCTGCCGTCAATCCAAAACCTGTGCTGCTGTCACCAGAGCCTCCAGAGGATGGAGAGGTTGTCCGGCCAGCACCGCCGGTGCCCACAGTGACAGGATATGCAGCCGGAGCCGAAGATACCTGAGTTGATCCGGTTAGCACACCACCACCGCCACCACCGCCGGCAGCATCAAATCCACCGCCTCCACCAGCACCAACCACTATGTATTCTAATAACACATTGGGTACAAAGGTATTAATCATTGTGGCATTTTGTACAGTGGTTTCTGAAATTATCATGTTGGGTCCTTGATTATGCGGGTATGGTCCAGGTAGTGGGTGCAGTGATAGTGTAAACCACACGTCCGCTGGGATTAGTTACGATAGTTACAGCAGGAGCAGGATTGAATGTTCCAACGGCTGGTCGTCCTACGGTAATAGTAGACATCACAACCACGCCTGGTCCACCTGCACCGCCTGCTGGTGTTGGAATCGTACTAGGAGGAAGGCCGGTATTGCCACCGCCGCCGCCACCGCCACCACGATTGGTTGATCCAGCTGTGCCACCTGCACTGCCAGCGCCGCCGGCACCACCACCATCAAGGCCTGCTCCCCCGCTGCCACCATTGAATCCACCACCACCACCACCACCGCCACCATAACCAATATCAGCGCCTGGAGCAGAAAATGTTCCGGGTAAAGTCCTACCTCCAGCGGCTGCGCCACCTGGTGCCCCCACTACCGAGGGCCAGGTCGGCGCCGGAACCGATGCAGGGGAGGGGCCGCCTGAGCCAGCAGTACCACTAACTGGGATTGGGCCACCGCCGCCCCCGCCACCACCTGCGTTGGAAATCTGCCGACTTGTGGGACCTCTGGTGGGCAATAATGGTGCAGGAGAAGACGGAGCTGTCGAGAAACTGCCACCAGTACCACCGCCTTGAGTGCCACCAGCACCACTGCCAGCACTGCCACCACCACCACCGCCACGTGCGTCGCCGGCCGGGGTAGGGAAAGGCCCTGATCCGGGAAGTCCTGCTACGCCTGCTGATGCACTGCCACCACCGGGACGTCCACCGCCACCACCACCTCCGCCGGCAGTGACACTTCCAATGCTAATAATAGGTCCTGGCGAAGTTATGGTTGTATTTTGACCTGGATTGCCACTGGTGGTTCCGGGCCCAGGTGGAGCTGCGCCTCCGGCACCAATGGTGAATATCACAGTGCCAGGTCCGCTGATGCTCCAAGCATTGTAATTACAACCACCGCCACCACCGCCACCGGCACCACGACGCCCACCGGAACCACCACCGGCTACTGCCATGACATTTAGACTCAAGGGAAAATTTGGTACCCCGGCCGCTGTTGCTTGCCGCCCGGTTGATGCAACTGCTTGTAGTATTCCTGTCATGATTTTGAAAATAAAGTTTTAAATAACATTGGAGCCGTTGACAAACCAAGTGTCAGTGGCAACCTTGACCAAGGTGGCAAAACCATACCAGGCCAAAGTTCTATTGCCTGTTGTGGCATTGCCTGCTAGATACAGTGTTACACCGGCGTTGGCCCCGATAGTACAGTTGGCTCCACTTTGATTGATTAATGTTACAGCGGCACCAATGGGCAACGGCACAGAACTATTGGCTGGAATATTTATTGTGACGCCACCTGAGGCAGTATAATAGTGTTCGCCCAGATCCGCCAACGCGATAGTGGGTGTGCCAGTCCAGGAAATCTGTGGAATATCCCTGTAACCTGCTACGATATTACCCGGCAAATATAGTTGGCCGTCGGAAGCAAAATTCCACCGATTGGATCCAGTTTGTATGGTAGTGTTGGCATTGGCCCCTACAATGGTACCGCTGGCCGAGTTGATGTTTAGATTGCCGGCCTGATCAAAAGTCCAGGTATAGGCACCAGTTTTGATAGTGGTGTTGCTGGCACTGCCTACGAAATTGCCAGCAGCCACATTTGCGGAACTGGTTATATTGGCAGTGGTCAAAATTGTGACAGCGGCATTTGATGCAAGATAATCGGCCACATTGGAATTGCCATATGAGCCACCACCGCCTGCGATACCAGTCAAGAATGCGCCATTACCAATAAAATAATTACCTGCAACGTTGGCAGTGGTAGTGATGTTTGCAGTGGTCAGTACAGTGACAGCAGCATTTGAGGCTAGATAGGTGGCTACATTGGAATTGCCATATAATGAAACCTGTGTGCCGTTGGCATAGTTTACAGCAAAGGTATTGCCAGGCAATGTCAAATTGCCAGTGTTGTCAAAATTCCAAGTATATGTGCCTGCTATCAAACCCACGTTGGGATCTGATCCTGCTGCTCCTATGAAGTTATTGGCAGTTATGTTGGCCGACGTAGTGATATTGCCAGTGGTCAGTATGGTTACAGCAGCATTTGAGGCAAGATAGTTGGCAACATCTGCGTTGCTGTATGAGCCACCACTACCACCCAATGATACCTGTGTGCCGTTAGCGTAGTTGACTGCAAAAGTGTTTCCGGGCAGTGTGAAGTTTCCAGTGTTGCCAAAAGTCCAGTTATAGACTCCAGTCCTGATAGTGGTATTGCTGGCACTACCGCCTACGAAATTAGCAGCACTGATATTGGCACTGCTGGTGATGTTGCCTGTGACATTTAAACTGGTGCCTGTGGCAGCACCAATGTTGGGTGTGACCAGATTGGCACCGGCCTTGACCGAGATGTTGCCACCGCCGTCAAACGCCGTGGTGTTGTTGTCTACCTTGGCAGAAATAGTGGTAGTGGCAAGACTGATACCTGCGGCGGTGTTGGCCGAATATACCTGGCTTTGGCTGAACACAGCAAACTGTATGTTGCTGGTGCCAAAAACTATGGCAGTATTTGGCGCATCAACAATAAAGGCCGAGCCTTTGTTGACATTGCCGCCGGTGGTGTAGAAGTAGTCGTTGATGCCCAAGGCATCTACATTGGCCAAACCAGCGGTGTTTTCTGTGGAAGCCCTGGTGATAGCTGTGGCGTTGGACCACACATACACGCCATTGTGTGCGCCATTGGCTTCGTTCTTGACCAAGATACGAGTGTTGGCTGTCTGTACATTGGCTGTGTCAATGAGATTGAAACTACCAGTGGTGGTCAGCGTGGCACCTATACCGTTGCCTACGCCGTTGACCTGATTGTAAGTTATGGTACCGCCTGTGGCATCAGCCAAGGTACCTGTGGTGGCTGCCAACACAGCTTCGTGATAGGAAATGGATGTACTGGCCAGGTTATCAACATAGATCTTTGTGGCAGCATCTTGATCTTGTACTGGGTTGGTGAGATTATTGATATAGTAATTGTTGGCATTGACATTGCCTGGTATGGTAAGGGTACCAGTGCTGCCAAAGGTCCAGAGCTGACTGCCAGTTCTGATGTTGGTATTAACACCGGTGCCTGAGAAATTACCAGCATTGACATTGGTCGAACTGGAGATATTGGCAGTGGTGGTGATAGTGACTGCTGCGTTAGATGCCAAATAGTCTGCTACATTGGCATTGCTGTAGGAACTACCAGCTGAGATTCCAGTTAAGAATGCGCCGTTACCAATAAAGTAGGTACCAGCCACGTTGGCTGCGGTAGTGATATTTGCAGTGGTCAGTATAGTTATTGCTGCATTTGAAGCCAGGTAGTCGCTTACATTGGCATTGCCATATGTGCTGCCTCCACCACCAGAAATACCTGACAAGAAATATCCATTGCCCAGTATGTAACCACCTTGTACATTGGCAGTGGTAACGACGTTACCTGTGAGATTGGGCAGGGCGCCGGTATAGGTAGGCAAGTAGTTGGCAACATCGGCATTGCTATAACCTGCCGCTATACCAGTTAAGAAAGCACCGTTGCCCAAGACATATGCGCCCTGTACGTTGGCAGTAGTGGTGACGTTGCCAGTGAGGTTTGTCAGCGCACCTGTATAGGCCGCAACATTGGCGTCGTCATATCCACCTGTGGCAAATCTGATGTTGCCTAATATGTAGGCTCCCTGTACATTAGCAGTGGTTGTGACATTGCCAGTGAGATTGATCAGCGCACCTGTATAGGCCGCAACGTTGGCATCATTGTAGCCACCTGTGGAGAATCTAATATTTCCTAGTACATAACTTCCCGAAACATTGCCGGTGGCTGTGATATTGGCTGCGGCAGTGATATCGTTGGTAGATATAAAGTCATAGGCCGATATGCTGCTGGAAGCGATGATGCGTGTGCTGTTGCTGGTCAATGTTTGGAACGGCAGATAAAGTGTGTTGTTGATGTATACATCGTTCCAGCGACGAGTGTTGTTGCCAAGATTGTATGCGCCATTGGCCGCAGGTATGATATTTCCGGGGAACTCCTGCAGATACGCGGCAACATTGGCATTTGAATAGTTACTTGCGATGCCAGTGAGAAAGTAACCATTGCCATACAAGTATTCTGCTGATAGATTGGCTTGAGTAACGATTTGACCTGCGGTAATAATGGGCACAAAACTGTTGCTGCCAAGAAAACCTGTGACACTGTTATTACCGTACCCACCAGTGGTGTTGCTGATGTCACCATAGTAGTAATTGGCTGTGATATTGTTAGATCCTGTGACATTGCCTGCGGCGTTAAATGTCAATGTACTACTGCCGGCTACTAATAGTATGTTACTTGCAGAAATCTGCATATTACCTGCAGAAATCTGCATATTACCTGCAGGACCGATGATGTTACCTACGACACTTAAATTGTTGGCCACCGTTAACCCACGGTTCAGCGTCATGACATTGCTAGCAAAATTGTAGAAGAACTGTATATTACCCGATGCCAAGTTGCCTATCTGCAGACCAGCGCCGTCGAGTTCGTCGGCAGTAACAGCATTATTGGCTACTATGATATCTTTGTCATTGACAGATAAGGTGTTGGCGTTAATGGTAGTAGTATTGCCCAAGACCTGTAAGTTGCCGAAAATTACGACGTTGTTAGTTACTTGGAGATTGCCGAACGAACCATTGCCTGTATATGTAGGTAGATAAGTTGCTACATTGGCGTCACCGTAGCCACCGGTGGTGTTTCTAATATTGCCAAAATAATTGCCTGCAGTGACATTACCAGTGGTAGATATGTTTGAAGTTAAATTAAACAATTGTAAATTGCCAATACCGATGCCGTCGCCATAAAAGAATTCGGCCGTGACAACATTACTGGCAGTTAAATTATTAGCTGAAATATCACCTGTTGTGATGATATTACTGGTCAATGATCCACTGGCCAAGTAGTTGGCCACATTGGCATTGCTGTAATCGCCACCCAGTGATACCTGTGTGCCATTGGCGTAGTTGATTGCAAAGGTATTGCTGGGTAATACTAAATTACCTGTGTTATTAAATGTCCAGACATAAGCATCAGCAGTAATACTGGTATTGACTTCGCTACCTATAAAGTTATTGGCCGTGATATTGGCCGTGGTTGTGATGTTACCAGTGGTTAATATCGTTACGTTGGCATTGCTGGCCAGATAGTTGGCAACATTAGTGTTGCTGTATGCTCCAATGATATTACTATATTGTATGCCAGAAACAAAGTAGCCATTGCCTAGTATGTAAGCACCAGACACATTGGCGGTAGTGGTTACATTGCCAGTGAGATTGGTCAGCGCACCTGTATAGGCCGCAACATTGGCGTCGTTATATCCACCAGTGGCAGATCTGATATTGCCTATTAAGAAATTACCTGTTACATTGGCAGTGGTAGTGACGTTGCCACCCAGTGAGTCAATGGCGCCAGTATAAGTGGGCAGATATGCAGCTACATTGGCATTTCCATAGGAAGAAGCCACACCAGTTAATAGAGCGCCGTTACCCAATAGATAGTTGGCTGCAATATTACCAGAGAATACTGTGGCACTCTCATTGGCTGTGATTTCTTGTGCGCCAATATAGACAGTGCTGTTGTTTAGGTATAGATCATTCCAGCGATTGGTGTTGCTACCTAGATCGTATGTGACGTTGGCACTTGGTATGATGTTACCGTCAAAATTGGCTAGATATGATTTGACATTGGCATTGCTGTAGGATGAACTACCACCCAGTGATACCTGTGTGCCGTTGGCGTAGTTGATTGCAAATGTATTACCTGGTAATACTAAATTACCTGCGTTATTAAACGACCAACGATATCCATTGGTGGTGATAGTGGTGTTTGTTCCAGATCCTACAATGTTGTTTGCGGACACATTGGCTGAGGTAGTGATATTGCCCGTAGTCAGTATGGTTACAGCAGCATTTGAGGCAAGATAGTTGGCAACATCTGCGTTGCTGTATGAGCCACCACTACCACCCAATGATACCTGTGTGCCGTTAGCGTAGTTGACTGCAAAAGTGTTG